TTTTAGGTTTTTTGGGGCTTTTATCCTGGCAGCCTTTACAACTTTAAAAGCCTTTTAAACGTACTAAATAGCCATATAGGGCCTTTTTTAAAACCTATAAAGCTATTATATATTAATATTGTTCAATTTTCCACTGTTGGCCGCTGCTGCGGTTTAGCTCTCTTTTTAATTGATCTATAGTATTAATGTCTTGATGACTTAGCGCGATTATTTCCCCGCTTTTATGGTCTTTTAAAAAGCATGATAATTGTAATTTAACGCCTTTTCTAATTGATCTAGTTAATATATATATTAGTCCTTTTTGGGTTTCTTTGTTCGGCTTTTCTTGATGCCAGGCGGCCACGTTAGACGCGCTATAAATTGAATTATAAAGCGTTTTAATCGCGTTTAATTGTTGGGCTTCTTGATATAGTCGTTTTTGTTCGATTTCTGGCTTATTATCACACCTAAATATATCTATTAGTTTAATGCTTACGCCTGGTATATTTATAATTTCTTTTTGCATACTAAAATAAAACGCCTGCGGGCGTTTATCCTCCTTTTTTGAATTTAAAATATTAATTAGTCGATTAGTTCCGTTTGTGCTAAAATTTTACCCGCTAAATAATAAGTATATTCCGGATCAACATCTATAAAATATCTTTTTAGCGGTTCAACTCTTCTAATATATTCATTGTTGATATATAAGCATCCGTTTTTTAAGTCGTAGTTATTAGAATTCGGTCTTGTTTTGTTTTCCTTGCAATATTTTATAATTGCGTTGTATGTTTCCATTATATAAAAATCTAGGTCAGATTTTAAAGCTAATTTATTAACTATATTTACAATATCGTTTCGCATGGTTTAAACTCCTTTTTATTTTGTTTTTGGTTTTAAAAATGGCCCCAGATGATCCAGGGCCGCAAGTTATTAATAATTGATAGTAACTAATTTATTATTGAATTTTATTAATGCTTTTTTGTTGGTTTTGTCGTCTTTTAAAATTGTGCGAATGTACGCGTTTCCGACTTCATCACAGAAAGTTATTTTTTTAATATAATGATTATAATAAACGTTTATAAGTGCTTTATTTGTGTTGATTTTTGCATATTGTGATAAAAAGTTTTTAACCTGGTTTAAATGTTTACCAGTCTTTGAATTTTTAACATCTAAAATGTTTAAATTGTTACAGTATGTTATTTCATTGTTTTTGATAGTTGCGCACAATTTACGCTTGTAATAAATATCGAAAGAATTAATATTTTCTTTTTTTATAAACTTCTTAACTTCTGAAATTGTGTAAAATCCGTAACCGTCGTAATTATCGGTAACAATTATAAATTTTTTTAAATAATCTGCCATAAAATACACCTTCGCGCGATTGTGCGCCCTTTCTTTTTTGGTTCTTTAATTATAGCATTTTAAAATATAAAAATCAAGCGTTTTAGCATTAAAAAAGCCCCGATTTTACGGGGCTTTAAATGGTTTTTTAAAATTTTAAAAGTCATAATAAAAACGTTGTCTTTCAATTAAATTTGTGGCCTTTTTCATGGCTGCCGCTGCGGTCTTATCGTCTGGTGATAAACCCAACTCATTGTAAACGGTTTCTATTGTGGTTTGTGGATCAAACAAAATAATATACTCGTGATTGTTTAATTCTTCATATATAGCCGACTCCATTAGATTAGTATCATTTTTTAAAATGTCGCTTATATCTAAACTTTTAAAAAGTTCGTTAAAATCGTTTCTTTTCTCTTTTAATAAAAATGTACCAGGGTATACGCTAACTAGATCGGACTCTTTACAATTAAGTTTGTTCAATCCGTCTTTAAATTGTTCTTGATTGTACGCGTAAAAAATATATTTATTAGAAAAGTCGTTATATAATTGTTGCTTTTCATTTTTAAGTTGCCAGTAGTCAGCAGCGCGGGCGCTTATTTCTTCGGTTTCTTCTTCTATTTCGTTTATTTCGTCTAAATCAAAATAGACTAAAATATAATCATCTAAATTATAAATATCTTCTAAATGATCTTGTAAAATGTCGGTTAGTTCGTCATTTAAAGTATATTTGTTGTAGCCTTTAATATTTCCATATACGTCAAGTGTGAAATAATCATCTGTCATTGTAAAATTGCCATAATAGGCAGCGCGTACGGCATCCGCTGGTGCATTATCGAAAAAAGTTTCGATTAATTCGTCTAAATCATTATAATAATATTCAGAATCGGAAAGATCAAGTTCATTGTAAATATTTAACTTTGTTTCTAAGTCAAGCCCTGGCAACTGGTTTTTAATTGCTTCTTGTTTCATTTCTGTAAAATTCATAAAATACACCTTTTTAACCTTTCATTTTGAAAAAAATATATTAGTTTTTGGTAATTAAATAATAATAAATGATATATTATTATCTTATATATATTATACATGATTATATATTAATTAGCAAGTATTATTTATAAATAATTCGTTGTAATTAAGATATATTTTTATATAAAATTTTATATAAGATTTTGTATAAATTTTTATATATATTATTGTATAAATTATTATATAAATAGTTGTAAATAATAATATGATAATTAAATAATAGAAAATAGATCAGATTGTAATTGTTAAATATTTTTAATTGAAAGAAAAGAGAAAAGAAAAAAGAAAAACAAGAAAAGAAAGAACCAAAGAAAAGAAATAAAAAGAAATAAATAAAAGAGATAAAGAAAGAATATATATATAATACGCGTGGGCGCGCGTGGGGATAGTCCAGGAGATCACAACTAAAAACAATAAATTTATTTTAATACTTGACAAAATAAAGAAAATGTTTTAAATATAAATTAATAAATATCAACGGATCAGATAGCAATATAAAAAGGGGGTGCAATTCATGGATATTATTAATTATTCAAACTATGATAGTATTGATTTATCAACTATTTCTAACAATGGAATCACTATAACACTTAAAGAAATTGAAGAAATTATCCTAGAAACTGCACAGGATTTTTACATTGACGATCTTAGAAAATGCCCGACAACGACTTTCAAGGGCGTTTTGAGGGTGACGGGCCAGCGCTTATTTAGACATTCAAAAATTTTAATTAATTATAAGGCAGAAAACAGTGATGGTTCGTTCAATTTATTGAATAATCGCTTAAACTTTAATATTAATATATTAAACAACCAATGCTATTATATATATAATTATATATGTGAAAAGTATAATAAAATAAAATCTTTAGAGGGTTATTTATTATTGTATGCTATATGTGATGATGATTATAATTTGATACTTAAAAGTAACCCTATATTCCAAGAAATAGAGCAAAAACTTCAAACTACTAGAAACAACAGTTTAAAAGACAAACTAATTGATTCTAGAAACGTTGTCGGGACTCTGGCGGTATTCAATGATGAAAATAATAGAACTATTAGCGGAGATAATAGGCGGCCAGATAATAGCGCTTTACTTGATGCAATCAATCAAAATAAAATTGAAGTATCAAGCAATATATAAATTGCTATAATTAATATAACCGCAACCACAAGATATTGTGTTTAGCTGCTGATTGATCCAGTTTAACAATCCAGGTTTTAAGACTTAAAACACTAGAAATCTAGTAAATAAGCGGTTTTGTAGCGGTTTTGATAATTTATATATCATTTCGCAAAATTAGAGTTATACGAAGTTAGACTATTAAATATTAGATTGTTACAAGGTTTTATATATTAATTACCGATTACAATATAAATAAATTCCCTTAACCAACTTTTACTATCTGGGGCGGATCACTTTGGAGGGTATAGGGGTTTATTAAATAAATTGAAATATAGGCGGGGTTACCTCCTCCCACAACCCCAAAAGCAAAAGGAGATTAGACAACATGAATTTAAACGAGTTTAAAACGATGAACATGATAAATAAAATAGCTGGTGAGATAGTGTCGAATACATCAAGTTTAATGCAAACCACTATAAAGCAGCTGATAGTTGATTATGAAAAGGCTGCAAAAATGTTTGGAGAAATAGGCTGTTTTGGAGAAGGCGTTAGCGAATTTATGAAATACAAAGTTCACCAGATTTTAAGTTCGGAGAGATTTAAAGCAATCGGAAACGAATATGCACCAGAAGAACTTAAGCAGCTATCGAGTACGATTATACAGACAGCGGTAGATATATTCGCAGATGAATATTTAGGGTTTGTAACTGCAAAGGGTTTAAAAACGCCAGAAGATTGTATCAAGGCATTAAAGGCAGTTGAGATATATTTAACGCAAACCAACTATTCGGAGTTTTGCGAAGAGATATTCAACAAAGTGAGGGAGAAAGAACATGAATGATTATGAATTAGCCTTTAAAGAGCATTTAAAAACAATGTCTAGGAATTCTGTTAAAAATCAAACAGAGTTTGTTATACATTTACTAAAACGCTTTGTCACAAGTGAAGAATTAAAAGAAATTGGGATAGTGCTTAGTGTTGAAAAGCTAATTAAAAGCACAAATCAGATTATTGAGGACATAGGAGTTAAGGAATCAGAAAATAATCCCGTTTTCTACATGGTGTACAAGTATTTGGCTTTAGAATCCGTAAACAGTCTTGGAAATGGAATTATAGAGTTGTATGAACAGAACAAAGCTGCAAGTGTTGAAGAGATTTGCAAGGGTATTGAGGACATAGCAGCTAAGATGCAAGATGAAGAATACCTAGACGACAAGATCACGAAGTTCATAGAAGGGATAAAGGTTGATAAAGGATAGCAAGTTAGGGGCAGAATTTGGGTTATGGCGTTTTAACCAAAACCTGATAACGATACATGGCATGACTTTAGATATGGGTGCATCAGGAATGAGCCTATGTGCAATCATTGGTGATACAAGTATAGTCATGGAGCAAACGATAAGGGAATTAAGGCAAGAAAAAGACTTTTCTAAAGACTTCTTAGAGGGTGCAGCCCAGACAGTCAAGTTTTACAAACAGTTTTTACTAGACAGGCTAGACAGTCTGGAAATGATAAAGAATACAACAGAGTTAGACCGCAAGTTAGATAGTTACAAGATAGTGATACTTAAAAACTTTGAACTTCTACTTGCTTGCAATTACGAAAATACATCAGAAATTGATTTCGGAGTTTAGCAACAATTTAAATAGCCCTACAAGGTGTCTAATTTGCCCGTAGAGGACTTTTTAATCAAAAGACGATAAATTGTTAGCTGAAAATAAAAAACGTCTGTATGAGGCGAATAAGGGGGTTAAAATGGCATATGGGAATTTACAAGATAATCACAGCGACATATGATGACGAATCAGAGGATGAACAAGAAATTGAGCCAACAGCCTTTATTAACCTCGGTGGCGAATACTACGCAGCAGAAATTTTAAACGTAGAAAGTCAAATGATAACTTTTAACGACACGGCATATTGTCAAGTCATATTAGCGAATGGGGATGTAATACTAATCCCTGAAAAGAATGTTTACAAACAATTTTTGGTTTAAAATCTCCTAAAGAAAAACTGAAATGTAGTCTATGGGCCATGCGGTCGCAAGTAGTTCATCACTACCATAGGCTATCCTTCCATCAATCAGTTAGAAGGTCAATTACAAGCTTAACGGTTCGTCTGGCTAGACGGTAGCTTTATCAGGTTCGAGTCCTGACAGATGAATTGGCGTATAAACGCCAAAAGTCCTAACCCAGAGGGACATTTTAATTACAACAGGCTTGTATAGGCATAGTCAGTTGGCTGTACTGCGCAAAAAGCATGGGCTATGTCTATACTGCGGCAATGTTGATTAAGGGTAAATCTAGCGACTTCTAAGCAGCTACTAGTCGTTAATGTGGGTTCGAGTCCTACCATTGCCTTGTGGTTGTAGCCACATCAATAACTTTATATTCATGTTTTTTTTAATTCTCAATTTGTTGGTTACTGCGAATGGTTTAAGCGTAATAAGGGGCGCTTTAGTGGTTCGATTCCGCTACGCGATATTTAGTTAGTATACCTACAACATAGCGGCCCTTTGGCATTTGAGGGCCGCGCCTTCTCACATTTATTTCAAAGGGGGGATAGTTTGAAAGAAGGCATAAATATTAGTGATTTGCGGGATTTATATATTGACTACAACAGGGAATTATGCAGCTTGCCAGGAATGATCTTAGACGAAAAACGTATAAGTTCATACGCAACAGGCATGATTCTAAGGACAGATATAGACTGGAATTTGATAGTTAAAGAGGGAGAAGCTATCGGGTTCTTAATGATTAAAGCTAATGAGAATGGCTATGATTATTATGTGGTTGACACATACTTAAAGCCAAAATACCGCAAACAAGGGATAATGACATCTCATGTACTTAAAACATTTGAAGGTTTCAGAGGTAAAACAATAGGCTTAACAATTATTCAAAGCAACTTTCTAGGAATTTCGTTTTGGCAGAGTATTTTTAAAAAACTAGGCTATATTCCAGAAATGAGTTTTGACGGAGGCTTTATTGAACTTAAGTTTCAAATGGAGTAGAGAGTATGGGATTAAACGCAGAAGAAGAGCAGCTTAACGACTATTTCAATAGTCACAATTTGTTAGATATTGAAACTAATAAACAATACTTAACATACGCTTATAATACCCTAGAAAGAGATTATGAAAACCGTAATTTTATTTTCGACAAGTCACAAAAGATAAAACGTGATGTTGACTTTATGCTCAATAATCGCATTGATAAATTATCAAATCTTGAAATTAATAACCTGGCATTTATGTACTGGCAAGCTATGTTGTTAGAGGCTAGGAACAAGCAATTAGATAGCTATTTGCTTTACCTAGAGAAAAACAGATTGCCTAAAGATAAGTTCTATGTGCCTAGATCAAATTGTTTCAACCGAATCGGATTAATTCAAGCCCTACAAGATATGCTAGATGATAAACTAGACCTTTTAACTATTTCGTTGCCACCAGGAACGGGAAAAGCACAACCACTATACAGCAATGTTTTAACACCAAAGGGTTATGTTAAAATGGGCGACTTAAAGGCGGGCGACAAGGTAATAGCTGCGGATGGTAGTAGTGCAAAAGTACTAGGAGTATTCCCACAAGGCGTTAAAGACGTATATGAAATATGCTTAGTTGACGGTTCAAAATGTCAGGCAAGTGGCAGCCACCTTTTTAAAGTTTATAGCAAGAAAAAGGGATATGCCATTAAAACGCTCAATTTTCTTCTTAGAGGCGATTTTCGTAAATACTATATTCCAGTATACCTAAAGGGTAAAAAACCGATTTACAAGCAAATTAGGACTATTACAAGGGTATCTGATTGTGAATGTCAATGTATCTACATAGACAGTCCACAACATTTATACGTTACGGATGATGGGATAATAACCCACAACACAACTCTTGAAAAGTTCTTTTTGTCAGGGGTTATCGGATGGTGGCCTGATTGTAGCAATCTGTTTTATAGCCATTCAGGAGATATTACACGAATGTTTTATGACGGTGAGTTAGATATTTGCACTAATGCAGCAGAATACACATGGTCTGAAATATTTAGGCAGCAAGTTACAAGCACTAACGCAAAGATGGAACAATTCAATGTCGGCAAGTATAAGCCTTTTCAATCTGTGCAGTGTACGTCTGTAGGTTCTAACAATGCAGGTAAAGTTAGAGTTAGTAACAAGGGCTACTTGCTAGTTGACGATTTAATTGGTTCTATCGAACAAGCCTTAAACATTAACATCCTGGATAAACTGTGGAATAGCTATAGCGTAGATGCCAGACAGCGTATGTTAGATGGTGCAAAGGAAATTATTATTGCTACTCGTTGGTCTGTGCATGATCCTATCGGCAGACTACAAAGACTGTATGAGAACAACAATACAGGTAAGAGGGTTAGATTTATAGCAGTTCCTGACATTGATCCCGAAACTGACGAATCAAATTTCAATTTCACTGTGAATGGCTTATCGAAAGAGTTTTTTGAAAGTCAGGCCTTAGTCATGGATGAGATTAGCTATAAGTGTCTATACAAGCAAAAACCAGTCGAAAGAGAAGGCTTGCTATATCGTGAAGATGAGTTAAGGTATTATACCGATTTGCCACAACAAGAGCCAGATGCAGTTATTGGCGTTTGCGATACTAAGAATACTGGCTCTGATTACATGGTTTTACCAGTCTTTTATCGTTATGGTGAGGACTATTATCTTGTGGATTGTGTCTGTGATAATTCAACAGACTTTAACGTGTTATATGCAAGAATGGTTGATTTAATCGTTGAACATAACGTGCAAGCTATAGAGTTTGAATCAAATCAGGGTGGTAGGGCCATTACTACAACAATTCGCAATATGCTTGCAGAAAGAAACTTTATTTGCAACATAACAGAAAAGCCAACAGAAACAAACAAAGAGGCTAGAATCATAGCTAATAGCTACCACGTTAAGCAAAAGATTTTGTTCAAGGAGAAGGGGCTTATTCCAGCTAAGAGTGATTATGCAACTCTCATGGATCAGTTAAAGTCATATACGCAATTAGGCAAAAACAAGCATGATGATGTACCAGATTGTTTAGCCAATTTTATTTTATATACAAATCGCAAGGTAAACAGGCGACAAAGCCATATATCGAAACACATTTTGTAGATGGGAGGCAGGTTTTATGAATGTTCAGCAGTATCTTAAAAAGATTTCCTTTTACGACAGAGTTATAGCGAACAAGACTTATGACTATAACAGACTTTGTGAACTTACAAAGGGCTTATCAGGGCCAGCTAGTGACAAAGAGAGAATCACGACTTCACCTAGTGGTGATAGGTTGTGTAACGGAGTAGTTGAGTTGATAGAAATTGAGAATGAGATACACAATCTAATCAATTCCAGGAAGTTTATTATATCGCAGATTGAAACACTATCTCTTAGCAGCTATGAGGTTTTGTATCACAAGTACGTTAAAGGCGAAACAGGTAAAGAAATTATGGTGGCACTTAACTACAATACCAGAAGTGCATATTACAGGCAGCTAGAAAAAGCCTTAAAGGAATTTGATAAACTTTACGGTGATATTTACAAAAACCAAAAAAGATAGTATAATATTTTTAATTTCTTTTCACAAATCCCCATCATTATTTTTTTATAATGTTAGCCTAGAGGTTCTCCATTAACCTTTAGGCTATTTTCTTTTCATGGATTTCCCACAAAGCCTTATAAATACTACATTCTTAAAAATAAACCGTACAAGTTTGACGAAAATAAAGGGGACAAGTTTGACGAAATTAAATAATTTTAAACAATTATCTATTGCGACTTTTGGAACGTTCTATTGGGACATTTAACACGTAATTTATTGTGACCTATGACACGTAATTTTATTGGGAGTTCTTACACGTCTATTGGGACAAATACCACGTAGAATTTAAATATATTTAATTTCTTTCTTCTTTGTGGATAACTATGTGGATAAGTTGTGGATAACTTAATTTAAAATGACGTGTCTATATATAAATAAATATATGATTTATTTTACTTATTTTACGGAACGTGAAACCCTTTGAAATAGCTTAAACACAGAGTTTTTATTGGGAGTTTTAGAACGTTCTATTGGGAGATTTGGAACGTTTTTTGAATTTAAAATTGTCTATTGTGACTTTTAACACGTAGTTCTATTGGGAGATTTGGAACGTAATTTTATTGTGACCTTTAGAACGTTTTATTGGGAGATTTGGAACGTACTATTGCGTCCCATAATACGTTTTATTGGGAGATTTGGAACGTAATTTTATTGTGACCTTTAGAACGTTTTATTGGGAGATTTGGAACGTTAGTGTTTTTAATGGGAGAAAATATTTACAAGAAATTCCCAATATGCTAATATCATTTTTGGAGGTGGATTTATGAAAAAAAATGACAAATTAGAAGTAGTAGTAGAACGTGAATATAAGGTTGTTAAGGCGAATGAAATAATTCAAAAAGCAAAATTCGACCTGGGGCTTTTGGAACAAAAAACTTTTTGCTATGCAGTATCAAAAATAAAACCTAATGATGAATTAAACACACAATATGTTTTTTCAATCAATGAATATTGTGATGCTTGCGGTATCAATCGAAATAGTGGAAAAACCATAGAAGAAGTTAAGAGCGCACTAAAAAGGTTACGCGATAAGTCATTTTATTTAATTGATGAAAAAGGGGACTATGTTCTGATAGGGTGGCTTTCAAAGGTTCGTGTAAGTCCTAAAAGTGGTAAAATAGCGATTAAATTTGATGAAGATATGCAGAAATATTTAATCGGACTATATGAAAACTACACACAGTATAGTCTACTTTGTGTACTTCCAATGAGTTCATCATATTCAATAAGGCTTTATGAACTTTTAAAGAGCTATTCAGGTTTTCAATATAAGGATTTTGATATTGACGACTTAAAAGAGCGTTTATGTGCGCCATATGTTAATTTTAAGGATTTTAGGAGATTTGTTCTCGAAAAAGCCACATCAGAAATAAATCTTTATACAGACATTGAGATTTCATGGCAGCCAATAAAAAAAGGGCGCAAAGTAGTTAAAGTAAAATTTGACATAAAGAAACGTGCTGGATGGGACTATTGTAAAAATATGTATAGGTCAAATTACAAATTGAATAATAAAGAAAATCCATACTAAGTGAAACAAAAGTGTACAAATTAGGACACAAAGTGTACAAATTAGGACATTGTAGGACATAATTTGACATTTTATACTCAAAGAGTAAAAGTGACTTAATAAAACTTGTATTCAGCAAGAAGCGGCAACCGATAGCCTACGGTTGTCGCTTTTTTAATGCAAAAAAGAGGTAAAATTATGGATTTATACGGTCGTCAGGTAGTGTACACAACTGAAAATGAAATAAATGAGAGCAACATTATAGATGTTGTCAGACAGGGAGCGTTAGATTATCTGGCAACAATAGGACAGTGTAACTTTTTGCTTAACTATGAGGCAGGAGTGCAGCCTTTACAGAGAGTTAAGGTTGTTCGTGCAGACATAGATATTAACGACATAGACAATGTGGCTAATGAAATTACAGACTTCAAAAAGGGATT